GAACCGATGTGCTTGAGCGAGCGGGTCAGGTTGTCGGCGAAGTCAAAGTGACTGATGTCCGACAGGCCCTGCCGGCGCTTGATCGCCAAGCCCGAGACCACCTCGCCCGCGGAGTCCTGACCCGGTTCGTGCGGCATACCCGCCACGGCCATGAAGTCGGACTGCGAGCCCTGTATCCACTGCATCAGCCCTTCGGCNGGCGCCATGGCCGACTGCCGTTGCGGCGGCGGCATCAGCTCGCCGTTCGGGCCGGTGACNGGCTTGTACGGTAACGCGACGATCGGCTTGCGGTTGGCGTCGCGCCACGCCGCTTCGTGGCCTTCCATCTGCCCTTCGGCAATCAGCCAGGGCGCCTTCGGCTGGAGCGCGGCCACCTCGGTCATGGTGGTCTGACCGTAGTTGTACATGCGAGCCGGGTCGCGCAGGTCGCGGATCATGCCCTTGCGGACGATCCGGCCGTTGAGATCCACCTCGCGGCCGTACACCGGCACGATGGGGATGTACTTGCCCGGCCANTCGCGGCGGTCGAGGACGGCCGTCGCCGAGAGCAAATACCANTCGACGAATTTACGCATCACCCGGCGGGTGCGGACGATNTCAATGCCGGCCGCNTCGAGGGTGTCTTCTTCGGGCAGCTCGTCGGTGAACTTGGTGCTGCCGTCCGAGAGCATGTGCAGCGTGTCCATCTTGCGGTGGACGCGCCAGTATTCGGCGACCCGGATCTGCTCCTTGGTGGCCCAGTCGGCGACCGAGTCACCCGAGCCCATGTACTGCCAGCCGAGCGGATCGACGTCGCCGTAGCGGACGCGGTACTCGTCACGGCGCATCATGTCCGAGACGATTGCCCAGGACGCGTCCGAGCCGTCCGGCATCGAACTNGTCGGGTCGAAATAGACAGTGAACGGGTTGCGGATCGGATCGATCGTCAGATCCTGATCGAACGAGCGCTCGTCGACGTAGCGGCTGCCGACGCGGATGTAGCCCCAACCGCCGCGCACGGCGCTCTCGACCGCGCAGTCGTAGGCGTAATCGGCGCTCGAGGCCGACTCAATGTGCCGCATGAGCCCGTTGCGGACCTTGGCCGCCTGTACGTCGGCGCCGTCGCCCACCGGGTGGAACTTGATCCGGGGGCGGTTCTCGCGCAGGGCGTTGGTCACCCGGCGCACCATCGCGTCGGTGATGTTGATCGTCAGGCACGGACGGCCGTCGGTGTCGCGGTCGCGGCGAATGTCGACCGGCCACTGGTCGCCGTTGGCGAAGTTGATGTCGGTCAACGCCTCGGTGCGATTGGCGCTTTCGCTGTCCATCGCGAGCTTGTACCGCTCTTGGCACTCAACGATCAGGTCTTGGTCGTTGGTGGCGGCTGAGTCCGAGGCGTACGCCATTAAGTCATCCAACCTGTGGGTGATGGCATTTGGTGATTAAATGCCTGTGGTTTCTTGAACGATTTCGTCGTTGCAAAGCGGCGCATCATCATCGCGTAGCGCGTGGCGCTCATCAGGTCATCGTTCTCTTTGACGATGAGCCCTTCTTTGCGGTGATAGACGTTGAATTCTTCGAACCAGTTGCTCAGGTGTGCAAACACCTTGAAGCGACCGGTCTGCATTCGATCGAGCAGCTCGGACACGCCGGCTTCTAAGCCGTTGGTGCCGTCCTCGAAGGTGGCGCGGACGCCAAGCATCTTTAAGCCTTGCGCCCGGTACTGCGCCATCAGCTGCTCGCCCGAGCCCTTGTCGTGCTGTAGACCGTCGTGCGGCCACGACCAGGGCAACCAATCGCCCCACGGCTTGACCGCGGCGGCGAACATGGCCGGCGTCTGCTCACGCGCTCGGTGNGTCGCAATGACGTATAAACAATCGGCATCCCGATCCCATGCCATGCGGACGGCCGCCGAGGGGTGATCCCAACCGAAGTCCAGACCGCAGATCTGCGGCCAGTGCTGCGGAATCGGGAACGATTCACACTGAATCGCGCCCTGGGCGATCGGGAACACGCGGCCCGAGCCCATAGCCGGGATGCCTCGCGTACGGGCATCGCGCTCGAACTCGGGGTAGGACGCAATGATCGCGGCCTTCTGCTCGTCCGAGTAATGGCTCGCATCGTCAATCGTCATGGTCGTGACGGACGTGCCGGGGACTTTCTCAATGATGAACCGACGCACGACGTTCGACATACCCAACAGCGGGGTAAACGTCATAAACACCATGCCGTTCGTGGCGTTGGTGCGGGTCAGCCCTTCGATGTAGATGTCGCTGTCCGGCTCTTCGTCAAACCACACATAGTCCAGCGTTTCGCCCTGCCATTTCTCGCGACCTTTCTCNTANGANTTNAGTGCGATTGTGGAGATGTCGCCGGTGGCATGGCGAACGCTGATCGTGTCGACTAGGTCGGCGATACCGCGGGTGTTGCTGTAGTCAACAATCGCCGTTTTCGGTATCGAACCGGTACCGAATTGCCCCGGGCGTCCCAGCAAAATGCGCTGGACGTTGTCTCGGGTGCTTTCTCCGGTNATGCCGGCAACCCAGCCAGTAGTTGCTCGATCCCATCGGCGGCCTTGCCACCAATCGGGATATTGTCCTGTGGCGTGCATGGCCACTTCCATGCCGGCTGACCAGGTCTTGCCGACTTGATTAGCAGCCATGAGTAACCGCTCTCGGTTACTGGCTCCGGCGGCATGGAAGTCACGTTGCTTTTGGTACGGGCCGTACGACTTCAGCCTCGATTGGCGCTTGCGTAAATCCGCTTCCTTCATCAGCGCGGATAGCAAGCTGGCTTCGTAAGAACTCGATGCCGGCTGTGAGTTGGTCATCGGTCAAGTCTTCCAAGGCTTTGGCCGGCTCGACCTGCTTGGGCAGCAAAGATGCAATCATCTTCACGTAACCCATGGGGTCTTCTTCGCGGGCCGCCTCGATCGCCCGCTTGCCGTGTTGCTCGAAATCGTCCGCGAGTCGGTTCAGGAATGACCCTGTAACCTTCAGTCGCGCACCGACGGGCCTGCCGCCGGGGTTGCCCGATTGCCCGGGCTTGAATTGATAGCTAACCAGCTGCTGCGCGGTATTGCCTGGCATGGATTCCTGCCACGTCCTTTTCGGACGCGATGATGTGTTCTTCGCCGCGGTACATGATCCGCGGGAACGCGTAACCACCGATGTCCAAGCCGCCGAGTTCCACGATGTCGCCTACCTTGACTTCGGTGGGGCGAAAGACTTTTGACTTCCAGACCTTGGAGCGGTCGCTGTTGTATCGGTTGGGGAACTCGCCCGGGCCGATGGCGACAACCTCACCGCGTAGGGTGCGGCCGCGCCAATGGGCCTCGATGGTGGTCGACAGCTCGACCTTGAGCGGTCGGACGATCATCCGATCGCCCAGCGGCTTGATGTTCTCGTCCACCCACTCGACACGCCCATCGCGCATGTCGAGACCTTCTTGTCGGATCTGCGGCTTCGGGGGCGAGAGGATCATGGATGCTTGAGAGCTGAGGTTTTCACTTCGCGCCGGATGAGCGCCTTGTCTTCGGCCTCATCCTCGTGGCGGCGCTTCTTGCGGCGCTTGTACTTGCCAACGGTCGACTCCTCGCCGTCCATGAAGCGGCCCATGAACTTGGCCAGGTTGTCGCCCTTATGCGGCGAGGACATTAGCCCGGCTCGTCGTCGTGCTTTTCGTCGCCCGGACGGTGCGGCTTTGCCGATGTGGTGGTTGGCCGGCTCGTCCGCTTCCTCGCGGCCGGCGTGCGGCGCCTTGCCCTTGTGGTGGTCGTGGAAGTGGTGGGCCATTTCCGACTTGTGCGGCGTCGAGCTGACGCGCAGTTCGTGCTTAAAGCCGTACGGCACGCCGTGCTGGCCCGATCCTTCGTGGATCTCGGCCTTGAGCTTCGGCGGTGCGCCCGGGCCAGAAGCCGGCATTTCGCGGGGCGGCGACGGGCGCCGGGAAGGATGCTTATCGACAGCCATTGCGGGCTCCTGAGATAAAAAAAAGCCCCACTCAATGGCGGGGCTCAAGACGCGTTACATAACAACGCGGGAGGGGGTATGAGTGCGATACATTCATTCGCACGATGCCACCATCTAACAAAGTGATTCCGTAATCAAATTGCACTCGAAATGTATCCACACACTCGCCAGCGAGCGCGGTTCAGGACGGCATCGAAGCGACGCAAGGAAAGCTTGAGCCGGCGTGCGAGCAGCTCACGCGGCGCCCACTTGAGGTAATACTCACGGATGACGGCGCGATCCTCACCGCTCAGGTGGGCGACCGCGCGGTCGGTGATGGCCACGGGCTCCGGCATGTCCGACACTTGACCCGTGCCGTGACTGGCGCCCGGCCCCTCCTCGATCAGCCGGCCAAGGATGGTGCGCTCCGGCCAACCGCCCGGCGCCTTATCTCGCGCCCAGCGTGACCACGCCTCGAGGCGCAGGTGCACCAGTTGGATCTCGGGCGCCATGTGACTGCGCGCCCGCCGATCAGGGTTCACAGTTGTCGATCCAGACGTTGCAGACACGTTGGGCTTCCTCCAAGTTGTGAACAACAAAACGCACCGCGCCCTCTGAGAGCGCAAAAAACTTGACCTGATCCGGTGTCAGTCCTTTGCCCGGCATCTTGACCTCGAGCAAGGCAAAGTGCGGGCGGCCCGTGCGGCCGACCAGTAGGTCGACGGGCGTGTCCAGGCGAATGACCCAGTACCCGAGGGCCTCCAAACCGTGCACGATGGGCAGTTCGTTGGCGTCTCTTTTGGCGGCATAGCGATTGAGGCTCATGGGCTGTTACTGAGCCCCGTCAGCCGCTTGACCGAATAGGCCGACCTGCTGCGGCTTCGTTGCATCGAAAGCGTCTTACAGAGCCTACAATTTGGCTGTAAACGATCTTTCGTGCTTGGGTGCCGAGCGAAATCTGAGACCGGCAAATACTGGTGACAGCCGGTGCAACGGCGATCGCCGTCCTCGTTGTATCGGGGCGGTTTGGCGGGTTTTTTGGCGGGTTCTTTGGCGGGTTTATTTTTGGCCTCCCGAGCCGCCCTCGCCTCCTCCTTGTCCTCGAGGTCGGGGATGACCTGGGATAGGTTTCCACCCTTCTCAGCCACCACGCCGCCGACGATCAGGTGGTAGATCGCCTTGTGCACCGCGTCGGGGTACAGGTTGCGGCGCAACACGAAGTGACGCACGACCTGCTCCCGGGTAACCGAAGCGCAGTCTTGAATGATCTTGAGGATTTCCGCTTCGAGCCCTCTCATGGCTTGGGCTCCTTCAAGGCACCGTGACCGACCCACTGGCCGGCTTCGTCCTTGAGCGCAAAGCCGACGAGCTTGGCGTCGAACTTCCCCTTGAGTCCGTCCAGCAGCTTGAGCAGCCCCGGGTCGGCTTTCCCGATCGCCTCTCGAACCAAGGCTCGGTGGTCTGTGTTATGCGGCATCGAGGTTGCCCTCCTCTAGCCACTGAGTGACGCTGACCAGGACTTCGGGATACCACTGATGCAATCGCTGCACTTCGTTCCCGAGAGCGAGCCGCTGCCCGTTCCAACCCAGTCGATAGTTCAATTTGTCCCGAAGCTTGGACTTGAACGGAACGGAGATCGTCA